CCACTATATCCAGAGATACCAGATGCACCGTTAGTGCCACTATATCCAGAGATACCAGATGCACCGTTAGTGCCACTATATCCAGAGATACCACTGTAACCACTAAAGCCAGATATGCCACTGTAACCAGAAAAACCACTATAACCAGATATACCACTATAGCCACTAATACCACTATAGCCAGAGAATCCACTATACCCAGATCCACCACTAAATCCAATACCGCTGTATCCAGAAAAGCCAGAGAATCCACTGTAACCAGACGGTCCAGTTGTTGCTGCCCAATAAAATCCAGAGCCGTTCCAGCCTAAATACGTGCCAGATGTACTTGGCGCTGTCATAAACGTTGTTGTACTTGGCCCACTTTGATAAGGTATCTGACCAGAAGTACCACCAGAAATATTGGTTGCCGCTACAGCACCAGCTGCAGATGCCAATAGCACAACGTTACCACTAGTCCCAGTTGCGGTTGATTTGTAGTATAATTTACCATCATAAGAGTTGATAGCCAATTCACCAACGACAAGATTTGCCGCGGATGGTACAACGCCAGATGTTGAGCTACTATATAGTTGTATTTCTGTATAGCCCGAAGCTGCCATGTTTTATTCCTTTAGATATTCTAAAACGATATGTGGTTCAACAAATCGCTCATTTTGATGTTCTGTTGCTTCCCACCAAAGAAATTGATTTTTAACTAAGTAAGACCTGTCTTTTAATAAATTAATGTTTTCTGGGTGCCCAAATATTAATGGATCAGATGGCCCCCACAACACAATTCCTTTTTTACCTTGATCCCAACCTAAATGCTGTAAAAAACTGTCACATGATATCCATGTACGACATTCTTTTAATAATTCACACAACTCGTTCATTGAAAGATTTTTTCTAAAATCATTAACAAGTTGCTCTTCACCTTCAACTCCAACTTGGATAATTGGTTCGTCAATCATAGCGATTAACTCTTTCCAATATGGATAATTCTTTGGGTTTAGTTTGCCAGTTCTTAATTTCTGGGCGTATGGAGCTATGATAATCATAAGTACATCTTCCTAAACGCACTATCCAAACTGTCTTTCCACTTCCACTGATCCATCTTCTTATAGATATTCCACTGATCAATGTCACCAAAATAATTCATTGCGTCTGCTATTGTGTTGCCAGGTATGATGTCTTGGTAACAACTAAAAACCATCGCATTCTTAATTTCTGGCAGTATGTGCTTAAACACAATATGGTCACCACGACCACAATTAAGCACTACAATTGTTTTATCACGACAAGCCAAAATGTTATTAAATATTCTTTCATCGTGCTCATACAATGCGGCGTTTGATTCCATACGTATGCCGCCTTGCGGGTTTTTCATGTGCCAAGTTGTTGCATGCGGCACTGCTAAAATCTTGTAACCCTTTTGATGTAAACCATACGTAAACAAAGTTTCTTCTCGGTGCGCTACCCTTGACAAACCCAAATTATAATCATGCACCATAGCACGATATAAAAAAGTACAGTGAAGATGTTCAACTTCTTTTGCCTTTTTAATAACACCCCATTGGATGTTAGGTTCTTGGTTAATCTTATCAATTAAACCAGTTACTTGACTTGTATCTGGCATGTAAGGTGGGGTTAACACTGAACCACCTACTGCACCAACGTTATCTTCAAATGCTATCCAATAAAACAAATTGTCTAATACTTCAGGCTCTGGTATAGCATCATCGTCAACACGCCAAACAAAGTCATAGCCTTCTGTATTGGCTTTTTGGTGAATGTGATGCTGACCTTTTTTATCAGCAAACCGCCACTCCCAAGGTATGCCCTTAATGTCTAACATCTGAAAAAAGTATGAATAAATCATCTCTTTTCGCATGTCTTGAGGGTTATCATTATCATCAAACACAATCAACTTATCTGGTTGTCTTGTTTGGTTGATAATTGCATTTAATACTAAAGGCAGTGTTGTAAAGTATCTGCCGCGGGTTGCTACTGAACAAAGTATACTATTCATTTGTCCACTCACAAATCATTAGGTTACTTGGGTTGTCGTTATCCACTGGAACCATTGTGCTTGAGATACCACCATGAAAATTAATATAAGCAAACTTAAACCCAGGGAAATCTTTTTCAGTTAACCCATGCAACTTGTGATGCTCACCCCAAAAACCTTTAGGCTCATTATGCGGCACCGTGATTAAAAGGCGTTTACAGTACTGTTTTAGCTTCTCTACGACCTCTAAACCATTGTCAAGGTGTTCTATTACCTCAAACGCTATAATGTTGCCATAACGCCCAAAATAAAACGTATTAATGTCTGCTTGGTAGAATGTTGCGTTGTCAGACCACTCTTGTTCTTTAGCCACATCAATAATAATTGGGTCATAATCTAAACCCAAATACGTTGTACTGGTTGGTAAGAACTGATAACCATAGCCAGTTGAACAACCAATTTCTAACACAGAGCCAGGTAACAAATTCCTTGCAGCCCATTCGTATCTTTGTGTTTCTCTTGGAAACACCATATCACCTTTTAAAAATACAGCCCGTTCATAGTTGTTAGATAACAAAAACCGATAATGCTCTGGATTGTATTTTTTGGCTAACTTTAATTCGTTTTTATAAAAAGTGTCTTTCCAATTTTGTACCAATGTTTCATCATGCACTGTACCTTCTGCTACATGGTAAATTGGAAAATCACCTCTAAATCCTACGTCTACAATTTTAAAACCATTCAATTCAGCTTGGTAGCAAAAATCAATATCTTCACAACCACCAACGTTGTACTGCTCATCTAATAAACCAATAGCGTCAAATACACGTTTTTGAATCATCACACAAAAGAATATACCAAAATAGCTTTTTGTAATATCCGAATGTTTTGTCAATACTGCACTAATATCACCAACATCCAAACGCTCTAACCAATTGTCACCAAGGATAACAGTATCATTATTTAATAATACAATCTTGTCCGCTCTTGCCTCTTTAATACCGGCGTTGGTTGCTTTAGCAAACCCTAACGCATCGTCGTCCCAGACTGATGTCATATGAGGTATTTTAGTATGTAAATCTTGCAAATAATCTTGTGTATTATCTGTACAACCATTTGCTGAGATAACTAACTCTACCTCGTCCATGTTGCTATATTTGATAATAGAATCAACACACGGTTTTAAATATTTTTCACAATTGTTATACGTAGGTATAACGATACTATATTTCATATTTTCTCCTAAGTTTTTACAAACTTGTTATTTAAATCTTGGTCCGTTTAGCCACATCGTAGCACTATATCTAACACCAGAAACAATAGGTGTTACTCGATGTTCTAGAAATGAAGGGAACGCAATAATTGATCCTTTTTGTAAGGGAGCTGTATACTCTTGATACAACCTTACTTGAAATTCACCACCTTGAAATTCTGATGGGTCATTCATTAAACATACAACGGTTACTTTTCTATCTACTATTTTACCAGATAAAAGAAAAGTGTCAACATGCCAATTATAGTGTTGTTTGGGACCATACTCAGCATACTGTAATGCTTCGTGATTATTTATATCAAAATCCCAGTTACAATTTTTATTAGCATTTTTAGCAAATTCAAACATTTCTAATCCAAACCAATGATTAAAATCTGCAAAAGCTACTGTTGTATCTCTACCAACTACATCCAAACTTTCACCATTTGGACCCATAGTTGCTTTTTTTGTTTCAATTTTTTTAAGTTCTTGGTTTGCAATATCTATTTTATTTTCAGATATTTGTCCAAGATACCAAATAGGTAAATGACTCATACAATGACTGCTCTATATCCTGTAGCTACGGTTAATGTTACACCCGTGTTAATTGTTAAAGGTCCAGCTGCCATTCCATTATAACCTGAAATTGTCAAATTAGATGACAATGTATTAGCATTTTGAAAAAATGGTCCTGTCGATGGTAATTGGTTTGGTCCAGCAGGTCCAGTAGGTCCTGTAGGCCCTGTAGGCCCTGTTGGTCCAGGTGAACCAGTTGGTCCTGTGGGCCCAGTAGGTCCTGTAAATCCAGAATAACCAGATGTACCAGTAGGTCCGGTTGGGCCTGTAGGTCCAGGTGAACCAGTTGGTCCAGGTGAACCCGTGGGTCCTGTAGGTCCTGTAGGTCCTGTAGGTCCTGTAGGGCCAGTAAATCCAGAGTAGCCTGATGTACCAGTAGGTCCTGTAGGTCCAGTTGGCCCAGGTGAACCAGTTGGTCCTGTGGGTCCAGGTGAACCAGTTGGCCCTGTGGGTCCAGTTGCACCAGAATAACCCGACGTACCCGTTGGTCCTGTAGGTCCTGTAGGTCCTGTAGGTCCTGTAGGTCCAGTTGCTCCGTTAGTTCCAGAATAACCAGATGTACCAGAAGTGCCTATAGCAGTAACTGTCCATGTTGCAAATGTGCCAGAACCAGCGGTATACAAAACGTTAACTGTTAAAGCTGTACCACTAAACGCTGTAATATTACCTTCCATGTAACTGGTCGGTGTTGTAGTGTAATAAACACGTACATATTGTCCTACTGCAAACGCTGTCTGTGTTGGTGATGATAAGTTGGTTGTAAATGATTTAGAACCAGTACCAATTGTTACAGATGTAGTAGAGGTTAAATTATAATAACCCAATCCACTATATCCAGAATAACCAGATATACCACTAAATCCACTTATACCACTATAGCCAGATGTTCCTACTTGACCACTATAACCAGAGTAACCAGATGTACCAGTTGGTCCAGTTGCACCATTAATACCAGAATATCCACTATATCCAGATATTCCAGAATAACCAGATGTACCTGTTGGTCCAGTTGAACCATTAATACCAGAGTAACCAGATATCCCACTGAATCCACTGAAACCAGAATAACCAGATGTACCAGTTGGTCCAGTTGAACCATTAATACCAGAATATCCACTATAGCCAGATATTCCAGAGTATCCTGATGTGCCAGTTGGTCCAGTTGAACCATTAATACCGCTGTAGCCAGATATACCGCTCCAGCCACTAAAGCCAGAATAACCAGATGTACCTGTCGGTCCAGTTGCACCATTAATACCAGAATAGCCACTATAGCCAGAGTATCCAGATGTACCTACAGCACCAGAATAGCCTGAAATGCCACTAAAACCGCTTATACCGCTATAACCAGAATAACCTGATACACCAGAGCCAGAATAGCCTGAAATGCCACTAAAGCCACTATAACCAGAAATACCAGAGAATCCACTATAACCAGATACGCCAGAACCAGAATAGCCTGATATACCAGAGAAGCCACTGTAGCCAGATATGCCAGAAAAGCCACTATAGCCAGATATACCAGAGAAGCCACTGTAGCCAGATATACCAGAATATCCACTATAGCCAGATATACCAGAGAAACCACTATAGCCAGATATACCAGAGTATCCACTATAGCCAGATATACCAGAGAAACCACTATAGCCAGATATACCAGAGAAACCAGATTTACCGCTATATCCAGAATAGCCTGAAAAACCAGAGAATCCACTTACACCATTAACAACACCTAAAATAACGGGTTCGTTATTTGGTATATTAGTCGTTCCAGTACCTAATGATTTTATTAAAGTTACTGGGTAATTCCAATAGCTTGTTGATGTGCTTGGATTTGTATTAGTTGGTGTTCCTGTAATTTGCCAAATTTGATAGTTATCACTATTGGCTTGGTCTTGAATAATAAATTCTTGTGTTTGTGTTAACTGTGCTAAGTAAATATCAATATCAATACCGAGCGTTGTTAAATGTGAAACACTTACAGTTGTTGCACTAATTTGTGTGGCATTATTCCATAACAAATAACCATCACCAGGATATCCTGTTGTTGCTGTTGTATTTGCTTTATATTGGAATGCTACAGTAGATGTTCCTTGAGCTCCAGAATATCCGCTGTATCCAGATGTGCCGCTGTAGCCAGATGTGCCACTATAACCACTTATACCACTGTATCCAGAAAAGCCACTATAACCAGATATACCAGAGAAACCACTGTAGCCAGATATACCAGAAAAGCCACTGTAACCAGATATACCAGAGAAGCCACTATAACCAGATATGCCACTATAGCCAGAAATACCAGAGAAGCCACTGTAACCAGATATGCCAGAGAAGCCAGATATACCAGAAAAGCCACTGTATCCAGATATACCAGAGAAGCCAGATATACCAGAAAACCCACTGTAACCAGATATGCCAGAGAAGCCACTGTATCCAGATATACCACTATAGCCAGAGATACCACTATAACCAGATATACCAGAGTATCCACTTATGCCACTATAGCCAGATATACCACTAAATCCACTGTATCCACTATAACCAGATATACCACTAAATCCAGAATAACCAGATATACCACTAAATCCAGAATATCCAGATACACCAGAACCGCTATAACCAGATATACCAGAATATCCACTTATACCACTATAACCAGATATGCCACTCCAGCCACTAAATCCAGAAAAACCAGAGATGCCACTATAGCCAGAATAACCAGATATACCACTGAATCCACTATAACCAGATACGCCAGAACCACTATAGCCAGAGATACCAGAATATCCACTTATACCACTATAGCCAGATATACCACTCCAGCCACTAAAGCCAGAAAAACCAGAGATGCCACTATAGCCAGAATAACCAGATATACCGCTAAATCCAGAATAACCAGATACCCCAGAACCACTATAGCCTGATATGCCGCTGTAACCAGATATGCCACTATAGCCAGATATACCACTAAATCCTGATATACCACTCCATCCACTGAATCCAGAATATCCGCTATAACCACTTACTCCAGAACCACTATAACCAGATGTGCCAGAATATCCACTATAACCAGATATGCCAGAGAAACCACTATAACCAGATATACCAGAGTATCCACTGAAACTAGAATATCCAGAATAACCAGATACGCCAGAATAGCCACTGTAGCCAGATATACCGCTGTAACCAGATGGTCCTTGACCACTAAAACCACTAAATCCAGAATACCCAGAATAGCCAGAGTAGCCTGATATACCAGAACCAGAATATCCAGATTTTCCACTATAACCACTATAGCCAGATAATCCAGAATAACCCGACGAGCCAGAAACAGGACCAATAACTGCTGTTGTTCCGTCGCTGTAATAAATATACAAATCGCCGTTTTCTGGGCTATATGTAATATTAGTAATTAATTTACCAGGCGAAGCAGCATTGGCAATCTGTGAAACAGAAGCCTGCTTAGTTACTCCTCCTTGCACAACTACAGTTTGCTCTTGACCTGTTAGGTTAAAAGCAATTGGTAATTGGGTTATACTTTGATCAGACATTTGTTATTCTTATGTAGTATAGGTAAATGCACCATGCAAAGTAGATGTGCCGAATGTTGAAAATACGGATAAATCTACTACACCAGTAATTGCATAGGCTGGAGTTACTGCATTTATTTGTGTTGGACTTACAACACTAAAGGATGCTATATTAACACCACCTAAAGTTATATTGGTAATGTTAACAAAATTTGTACCACTAATAGTAATGTTTGTTCCACCAGCTTTTGTACCACTATTTGGTGCTACTGAATATAGCGTTGGTATTGTTGATGATGGAAAAAATTGATAAGTACTATCTAAACTTAAATCACCAGTTTGTCCGGCGTATGTATTATTTCCAGTTACAAAAACAGAATTATTATTTTGAAATCCGTTTTCTGTTAATAACTGATTACCACCAATTGGTCCGGTAGCCACTGAAACATCTGGACGTGGAAATCTTAATGCAATGTTTTCTGTTTGTCGTGCAGGTAAACGCCATGGGTCAAAGTTATCTAAATCATCCTTGCATACTCGCATACCAGGGAAGTTTGGGTCTGGCATTAAGTCTACATAAGCAAACTTTCTATTGCAGCGGTCACAGACCGCCACAGATAGAACAGAATTTCCTCGAGTATCAATGTAGACTGGCATTTAATTGCCCTTTAAGCGGATTGGCCGTCTAGTTTAATTAATTTACCCGCAATAATTACACCAGCAACAACTGTAGTAGATGTGCTTGTTACCAATTGCCATTGAATATCTGTTTTTTCAGCATACATAAATGGATCAGAAGATCTATTTGCTGTATAAATAGACACAAATGGTTGTTGTAAAACATTTAATGTCACACCAGTAACGTTATTTTTTGCTTGCACTTTATAAGTCACAATATTTGCAGATGTGTAGCTATTTGAAGTATTTACTTCTGCAAAATCCAAATAAAATGTATAACCCGCTGGAACAGTGTATATAGTGCTTTGTGATTTACCAATTCCTGGATTAATTTGAGCAACAATATTACTACTTTGTTTTAATGTAATAGTACCAACGTTAGTAGATTGCCCCGTTCCTGGAGAAGTCATTAATAAACTATTAACTCTAAAATAACTATTTACAGTTGCGACTCCAGTAATACCATTAAGTGCTAATGTTTCTGAAATGGGGTTAAAATTTGAATCTAATCCAGAGATAAATACAGTTGCTGAAGTGTTATCAGATGCAGAAGTACTTACTAAAGTTAAAGTTGATGCTGAAGTAATATAAGTATATGTTGTTGCATTTTCCCAAATAGGGATTGCAGTATTTCCGACCGCAGATTGATAACCAAACAAACTAAGTGTTTGATGTCCTGCAATTTGATTACGAGCTACTTGAAGATCAAATGGCTCATATGCGCCCTGCATGGTTACAGAGGGCATAATTGATGGGTGTTGTTGTAAGTTTGTTACGAGCGCCATAATTAATTTCCTTTAAAGTTAAAATAGGGAGCACTGCTCCCTAGGTAATTAATTATTTGTGTAGCCTTGGCCAACGTTAGTAATAGAACCGTCATAGTTACGTGCTGTGTAGCTTACATCAAATACACCAGCCAATGTACCAGTTACACCAGAAGTTGTACCAACTGTGAATGTTACTTGTACGTCGCTTGTTCCAACGTTTGCTAATAAAGCCGCAACAGCTGCAGTTGCTGTGAAAGAAATTGCAATAGCACCACCAGTTGTTGTTGGAGTAATTGTACCTACGCTTGTGCCGTTTACAGCAACAGTGATAACCATTCCAGTAAATGCAGAAGGTGCTGTTGTTTCAAATAAACGAACGTTGCTGATAATAGAACCAGCTGGTAACCAAATTTGATCTGTTGAAGATGCGGCACTACCAATACCATAAGTAGTAATGGCACCAGCGGCATTAACACCAGAGAAAGAAACTTGTTGAGTTGCGCTTACTGCACCAGAGTTATCTGGAGCGATTACGCCGTTGTTTGTTGGGTTGTTGTATTTATATACACGAATTGGTTGATTAAATGTTACTGACATTTGAATTGTTTCCTATCAAGAGTTTATAGCCCCACTCAGTCGCTTGATCGTAACCCTGGGAAGTGACAGGGTCCTGTTGGGGGCGAGCTTCCTATACCTACTAATGCAAAAAAATAGACAAATCCGCCCTAAAAAACAAAAAAGCCACTAAAAAGTGGCTTTTTTGATGTTGCAAAGGTTTGATTACAAACCAGCTGTTCCGAAAATGTTACGCGCATCGTGCCAACCAGTAGCATAACGCTCTGTAGCCTTATAACGCATAGAATCAGTTTCGAAATCACCTTCCATGGATTTCTCCATTGGACGACGCATAACGAGCATGAGTCCATTTTCAGCATCAGTCTGAATCCACCAAGCTTTGCTTGAGCTCAAACGAGTAACAACGTGTGTACCTTTTGGTAACATACCTGTTGACTTGATTGGGTTCAAATCATTGTCAGCTGTACCAGAACGGAGAACAGACTTGAGGATAACCTCAGACTGGAACTCGAGTGCTGGAGGAACAACTAACTGCTCTGCCTTCAAGCGGATACGCTTACCGTTGTTGTCAACAGCAGAACGAATTTGAATCAACATCTGTTCAACAGAAGTTTGGCTCAAAGAAGCAGCTGTAGATAACTGGTTAGAGTAAGAAGCGCCGTTAGCGATTGGGTGAGCTGTGTTAATCAATGTTACGCCATCACCACCAACATATCCAGATGTGAAAGCAAAGTTCAAAATGTTTGCACATAATGTTTCTTTAGTTTCAATCATAGATTGTGCTAAGTGTTTAGCGAATGTTGATCCGATACGAATGTGATCACCATCTTCCATCAATACTTTGGTTAAAGCATATGCTAAACCATAGATTTGATAAATGAAGCGAGTGATATACAATGTACCGCCCTGGTCATAGCTGACAGGAGTTCCGTCAGGCATCGCAGGAGCGGCATTCATACCGTATAACATTACTTCTTCGTGATAGTTACGTGGAATACCTTGGATTTGTTCTACGAATCCTTTCCACTCATCAGCACGTTGCTCATATACACCATCAAAGACTTCGTTGATAATCGGTTCGACTACCGCACGAAAGTCTGTACTACGCATTGGGGTTGCCATGTGTTAGTTCCTTTCGTTGTTAATTAAACCGATGTCGACGGAGCGGCAAACTGGTTATTGCAGATTTGAACTTGAACGATTGTGTAAGCGTCGCCCCACTGGTTTGTGTTACCAGCTGGGTAAGCTACTTCACGTCCTAGTCCTACCACACGTACCTGGCCTTGGTTACCTGAACCAACAGCAGTTGCTAACAACGCTGTAGTTGAGAAACCTGCACCACCGTTACCGATAGCATAGCCATCAGTTACAGTTGAACCAGTTGTTGTGTCAAAGTTGTACTCAGTACCGATTGCAGCAGAAGTTGCAGAACCATTAACTTGAGCTTCATATACGAGTGCTGGGTCTGTGAAAATCCAGAAAACGATGTTTGTAGAAGCATCTAGTGTGGTTTTAGCAGCATATTTAGCTACAGAACGACGACCGTCAGAGTTAGTGTACTCTACACCGTCAAATACGCCATAAACTTTACCGCTAGAAGCAGTTTGGTTAGCAATGGTTAATTGACCTGAAGAATTAATCGCTACTGGTTGAAACTGCCAGAAAGACTGGCCAGATGACAACGAGTAAGGAGCACTGTATGATGTTCCAGGAACGTATGTGTTTGTACCAACGAATGGTACTGCACGATCTAATCCACTTGGATGATATACAGGTTTCAGGCCAAAGGGTTGAAATGTTGCAGACATTTGTTTTTCCTTTGTTTTGAAGTTTGTTATGAAAACCGAATATTACTATTCGCTTTGGCAGTTTCCTTTTCCATTTCCAAAATGCCTCCTTCAAGAATAGATCTACCACCTTTGCCCTCTTGAGCTGTGCTCCGAACTTGCGCGGTAATATTACGTTGATGCTCAAGGGGATCCTCGAGGTGCAACATTCTCATCACTTCTTGATAGATTTCATCTGGTAATTTAAAGAGAACCATCTCATTACAGCTAATACAGCCTTCAAACTTGCCCGAGCTCATCTTGCCTAAGTTTTCAAAGCCCTTACCTAATTCCGAGGCTTTCACTGGCTCATAACCCAACGCCATGCGTTTGTCGATACTGTCATAATTGTTTGTGGTGGATAACCAACACAGGTGAAACCCAGGTAAAATACCTGGAGACAAATCAGGTAATGCACTGTTTTGCCATTTATCACGAAACGCAGCTACACGTTCCTTTTTTGATATTGCTTCTGGATCCTCAGAGAGGACTCTTTCTTTCGTTTCTTCGATCCTATCTAATAGACGATCTTCTAAGTCACGTTTGATTCTTGTATTTGCCATGATAATTAACCTTTATTTTGACGATCGTACATTGCATATGCACGAATCATTTTGTTTCGTTTTTCTACATCGTCCCATGCTCCAGCATCTCTAATTGCTTGGACACGCTCGGGGCTTAGTCGAATTGAGCCTGGTTTCATGCTCGATTCGGTAGCTACACGACTAGATGCTGTTGGACCGGCTGAACGTTTGCCTTCTTTGTTACCTTTACTAGCATAACGGTGCGGTAAACGTGATTTTAATCGGTTATCTAACTCTTCCCAATATTCACCATCGGAAGGATCCCAACCATCTGCAACAAGTTCTTGGTCAATTACTTTGGCAATTCTACTATCTGTATCTCTAGCTTGAGGGTCGTACCAAGAGTTCTTTTTTAACCATTTTGTAGCTAATTGCTGAACTTCTGTGGCGATTGGCGTTGGCACATTTTGTTTTGGTGCCTTGGCTTGCTCAACCTGTTGTTTTTTATAGTACTGAGCTTGCTGTAAGCGTTGTTTTGCTTCTGTTAACTCTTCTAAATATTCAATTTGAGAGTTTGCGTCATTTGCTTGTGTCGCTTGCAACAGTTTTAACTTAGCATATTCAACTCTAGCGGCTTCGTCTTCAATAGACTTGTCCAATTGAGCAAATTGGTATGATACTGCTGTGTTTTCAACTTTAGCAAGACGTTCAGCTAACTCGGCATTACGGCGCTCAAGTGCGGTAATCTTGTTTTTTGCAGAGATTTCACGTTGTCTCTTTAATTCTTTCTTGAGTTTACGTTCTTCTCTACGAGCTTCACGAATTTTTTCGCGCTCTTCATCTGATTCACCCTCATTATCGTCAGAGTCGTGATGTTCGTCGTCATCATCTTCGTCGTCATCGTCTCTGTCGTTATTTTTAACGGGCTTTACTTCTCCTTCGTCAATTTCTTCTGGTAGGTCTACCTTTACTAAAGCAGAACCGTCTTCCATTTCCTTGACGGGTATATCCTTTTCATTTTCACTCATAATTTTCTTTCAAAATTAGTCCACAAAAGCTTTCATTTTCTGCGCATATTCAAAATTCTTAATGCGAGATATGATTTCACGTGCTTGCAATGTAATAAATACCACTGCACCACCATCATCACTTGGGTCTACAACAAAACGGTCACCACCGTACTTAATTGTCCTTACCAAATCACCCTCTTTACACCAAGGCCCTTCAATCCAAGGCTCTAATGTGTCTGGTGATTTATATGCTAAAGGTCCAACTTGTACTACTTTGGCTACTGTCTCATTGAACTTCAATGTTTGTTGAGTTTCATCAACAAAAATGATGCCGCCTTTGCTTTTTACTTTTTGTCTACGTAACTGAACCAATACTCTGTCTCCAGCTACCTCTATACCAGGGTCTACAATCGGAAAACACTCCAATTCCGTCCGTAAATCTGGTTCTTCATTTTGCTTATAGTCTATTGCCATACGGCAAACTCCTTAACCTCTACAGGTCTTCGTCATCCTCCGATAATATTGCCTCAATAATCGCTAGGGCATCGGATAAACCCTCACGCTTACCTACATACCTTTGATACGAATCAAAAGTGTGTATATTAATGCCAGAAGCGATAGCTTCCGTCATCTCATTGTTTGCGGTTTTAATTCTTTTCAGAATCTCGCTTAATATGTCTCTCATACTCTTACTAATGCAATAAATGGGGCAAATCCGCCCCAAATATTAATAAAAGTTACCGCCACCGATATCTTTAAGGTTCTTACCTGG